GCCCATCCATCCTTATTTTCTGGGTTGAATAAATAATTGATGAATTTTTCATCCGGGACTTTTGCGTTTTCCGCACCTGGGAGCGCGATTTCCGGATGACTTATCAATTGATTCCGTCTCCCGTGATCGAGCTTTAAATAGCTCCACTTCTCGGTATCAGTATACTTGATCTGCTGGAATTCCGCAAGGGTTTTTGGCGCGTCTTTGTCCAGAATTGCCCGATACTCTGCGTACTGCTTTTTGTCCCTGGCCTCCCTCTGGGATTCCTTTTGCGCGTACCGCTCCGCCGCCAGCGCCCCCTCGCCCCTCTTGGTCTCCTCCCACTGGGCATAGGTCCTATTGGGCAGAACGCCGCAGCGGTCCCGCCGCAGGGCGCCGCTGGTCTCCACGCCCTCCACATCCGCGATCAGTGTACAGCGGCAATTGTAGACCATCTCCGGCGCGGCGTTCGGGTCGCCGGGAAACATAATTTCGTAGCCATCCACCTCAAACGGTTTATCGTTATCGCGGGTTTGCCCATCCAGCGCGGCATGGGTGTGACGGGTGCGGTTGTCCAGCGTAGCGAGCCAATGTTTTTTGAGTCGGATGCCCATTTCCTCCGCCCGCAGGTAGCTGTCCAGCCGCCCGGCGTTCTGCGCGCCTGTGACGGCGGTGCGGGCCGCCCGGATGGCACTGGTGCGGTTCATGGCGGGGATGTTGGTCTGGATGCGGTCCGCCAGATGCTGGATGCTCTCCCCCTGCAAAATGCCGCTCGTCACCTGGGCAGTGATCTGGCGCTTGCCGTAGGCCAGGTCCGAGCCGCGCTTTACCTCCCGTTTTGGCGGATAGTGCGGCATAAGGTCCGGCTGTTCCACGATCAGGCGGCGGACCGTCTGCTCGTCCCAGAGGTCAAAGCCAACGTCCGCGCCCACCTGCCGCTCGATGGTATAGGCGGCGTAGTTGCGGTTGAGGGCGTATATCCCCGGCGTGGCGTCGTTCATGTAGGACGCGGCGACCTCGTTTGCGCTGGTCATCCGCTCCGCCACGCGGCTTCGCAGAGCCTCGAACCGCCTCCCCCGCCCGATTTGGGCCAGCCGCCACTGCTGGTATTCCTGCGCGGTGATCTCTCCGGCCTGGAGCTTTTTCCGCTGCGCCGCGTCCCGCTCTTTAAATTGGGCGAAGTAGGCGTCGATTTTCCCTTGCAGCTCCTCAGCGGCTTTTGCGTATTCGGCGGCGATGCGCTTTTCCAGGGCGGCGAGCTGCTGGTCCGCCGCACGGTGCGCGACGTCTGGCTTTCGCATTATTCCTCACCCCGGAGTCCCGCCGCTGCCTCCTCCGTACCAGCCTCCGTGTCCCCCGCCCCGGTTTCGTCTCCGGCGGCGTTAAATTTGTTCAACTCCTCCGCCGCGCGGCGCTCCAGAATCTTCCCCGCCTCCTCCGGCGTGAGCCAGGGGAGATGGTTCAAAATTGCCTCGCTGTCCAGCTCCGCAGCGGCCATCATCACCATCTGGGTCTCCTCCATCTGGTTGGCGACGCGGTTCCACTGGAAGGACGGTTCGTCCTGGATGCCCAGCAGGTCCAGCAGACGGCCAATGAATTCCCGGATGCAGTACTCGAAGTCGCCGCATTTGTCGTCCTGATTCTGGTAGGCCAGCCGGATCGCGGTGGCCGTGATGTTGCCGGAGAGGGCCTTCTCCGTGTCCAGAAGCATGAAATCCTCGTAGAGGTCGGACCGGAGCCGGTCCAGAAGGCGCTCGTTGGCCTCCACCGGGACGGCCAGCGTGTGCGCCTCCGCCTCCACATTCCGGTCCAGTACCGTCGCTTTCAGCTGCCTCATCCGCTGCACGAACTGCGCCAGGTCGGTGTCGTCCATACCGCCGCAGCCCTTCAGGATCCAATAAAACGCGCTGGTTTCGTCCACGCTGTTGGCCATCCCGGATTTGATGAAGTCGTAGCAGTCGATGGAGCTCTGGATCCCGACAATCTCCGATTCCTTCAGATCGTTGGCGTACATGGGAAGGATCGGAAGGACGGGATAGGGCTCCCCCGGTTCCACCTCCGCCATACCGAGCCCGTTGGCCGTAACGACGCTGCGGTACGGTTTTTTCCCGGACAGGGACGCCATCTTCCCCTCTTCCCGTTGGATGCACTCCGTGTAGCCGTCCGCCTCGTAGAGCGTATAGCGCCGGATTCTCCCAGCCGTTTCCCAGTAGCGGACGCCGGCGCGCAGCAGCCCGGTGTCCTGGTCGTAGAGCGGCGCGAATCCCGGATCGTTTGGCGTATCCGCGAACGGAAACACTTCCAGGTGGTCCAGGTTCCAGAAGCCGAAGGCCGCGCCGTCCACGATCGCCTTCTTCGCCAGCTTTTGCAGGGCATTGTCGAAATTTTTCCCGAGCCGCTCCTTTACGCCCTTCGTCTGGAAGGTGACGCCGTTGGACAGCACATACTGGGTCTGCTGGAGGACAAAGCGCCGGAAGAACAGCGTCTCCAGCTTGTAATTGGCGCTCCAGATGTCGGGGATGGCCTGCCCGAGCGTGTTATACACCATTTTCTGATATTCCCGAATGGTCGGGTTCTTTTTGGCATAGTACCGTTCCGCCTTGCGGGCGGTCCTGTAGCCGTCGCTGCGCCTGTGGTCCTCTACGGCTGCGCGGATGAATTCCATTCGCTCCCCCTCGCCGCCGCCAAGCGCCTCTAAATCCTGGTATGTCATGCTCCTGTCCACCTCCCCGAATTCAAAACAGCTGCGCGCGGTTTTCCTTCCTGCGCCAGATGTTCATCGTCTGAACAAAGTACCGGACCGCGTCCATTGCGTGGTCGTTTTCCTTCACGGGCCGATCCTCCGCGGAGTGCTCGTCCCAGGAATACAGGCCGAATTCTTCGATTGTCCGCCTACAGCAGGAGCAGATTTTGATGCTTCCGTCCGAGAGGCATTGGTCCGTATGCCGGATGCCCTCCAGGACCGCGTTGTCCGCGTCCCACACCTTGAAGCGGCAGTTCTGTTCGATGAGGATGATGAAGTGCTCCGCCGACGGGTCCACGATCACCCGGTGAATCGGGCGGTCCCCCGCCAGCCTGCACAGCTCTTCATAGTACTGGGGGTCTGATTTCTGCTGCCTGGTTTCCCGTGCGGAGTGGTAGTATTCGCCCAGCGCATACCATACGCCGCCGCACAGCCCCCACAAGAGCATGGCCGTTGGATTGGAAGCGCCATAGTCCATGGAGATCACATACTTCTCGCATGGGCGGTCCATGTCTCCGGCAATGCACTGGGGGCCGAAGGAGGGATAGACCAGCCCCTCCGCGGCCCGCCGCTGGCCCAGAATGTCCCGCGCGTACCACACGCTGGTTTTATCGTAGGTTCTGAGGATCTTCCGGAGCTGGCCGTCAGAAATGCTCCTATTGTCGGCGATGGTGAAGTGGCCGTAGTTGTAGCCATACGCCGGATCGCGCGCTTGCTGCTCCTCGTGAAAATGCAAAATGTCCGAGTAGTACCAGTGCCCCTCCGCTTTCGGGTTCAGGTCGTGGAACACCTTCCGGTCCGGGCTGGAGATCGTGCGGTCAAAGACCTCCTGGATGAAATTCGGGTGGCACTCGTTGGCCTCGGTGATGTAGGCCGTACCGTAGGTGTTGCCCTTGATGAGCCGCTCGTCCCGGTCCTTGCCGCCGCCGGACACCAGCACGATCTTCTCGCCCGCCGGCGCGCGCACGTACAGGCAGTCCCGATTCTGGTACTGGCCCAGGCGGCAGCGCCCCTCGAAAAAGTTCATCATGCCGTAGCCGTCGCAGTCCAGGATGTTCAGCCGCGCGGTTGAGGTGGACACCCCGGCGATCAGGTGGAGCTTGCTGGGGTGCTTCTCCAGGATGGCGCAGTAGGCCATTGTGATGAGGACGTTCTTTCCCCCGCGCTTCCCGCCCTCCGCCACGTTCAGCCAGCTGTCAAAGCAGCGCCAGAAGAAAGCGGACTGATTTTCGCTGAATGGAGCCGGAACGTTCATTCCTCAAAATCCTCGATCCTGCGGTTTGGGGCGGGCTTTTCGATGGTGTCGGCCAGAGCTCTGACCGCGGTTTCCAGCGCGGCGTTCTGCCGGTCCTCCACCGGCTTGTCCCGCCATTGATCCGGGCGGCGGTTTTTCAGCCAGAAGATTTGCGCGGTCGTATCCGGGGGGATACACTTCACGGTTTCCCGGTGCTTGACACCATTCTCGCCGGTTTCCTCCATGACCTCCGTATAGGAATAGCCAAGCGCCCGTTTCAAAAGGGCGTTTTCCACCTGTATGTCAACAATCTCCTTGCCCTTTTTTAGGGCCTCACAAATCTCACGATATTTGTTCTTCCACTCATAGAGGGTTTTCGCCGTAATCCCGATATTGTGAGCAATCTGCGCGTCTGTCAGGCCGTCCCGCGCCCATCCCTCCAGCCGCGTCAGACCGTCCCCGCTCCGCCAGTATTCAAACTTTCCTCGGGCCAAGGCCACCACCCCTCTTGAAAATGATTAAAAGATTATCTAAGAACCTGTATTCATAGCCGGGGGATGGCGAATTGGCGAGAGATTTTACCGCTGGTCGAGGCAAATTTTCGCAGGAATACTTGGTGTATTTCAAGAAAATTTAACGAGGAACAGC